GGACGCTTGCCCTTTTCTTTTTGACGTTCGTAGCTCATTTTAAATTCCTTTGATTAAAAAAAGAACCCCCTCCTTTTGGGAGAGGGTTTGTTACTAATAACAATTACGGACCATTAGAACCGAAGATAGCACGGGGATCAGACCAACCGAAACTATAACGCTCGTAGCCTTTGGCTTTAACGTTCATAGTGTCGAAGTCATTGTCCTGATCGAACGTGACAGCGTGACGCTCATAGTACTTCATACCAGTACCACCAGGGATGGTGTTACGGATAAACCAAGCATGTGGGCTTGTGAAGTAATGATTTACTTTGAAACCACCAGGGATGTAGTTGCCAGATTTAATAACGTTGATGTCATTATTGGCGTTACCTGTTTGGTACTCAGTTTGTAAAATGCGTTGAGCATTAAACACTTCTTGACGAGCAATGTGCAAGCTGTTTGGTTGAATAGCAACTAACAAACCACGGTCATTTGTAAAGCCCATGATTGCAATCACTGCGTCTTCCAAAGAAGCCTCAGACAAGTCAACATCAACTGCTGGCTTGTTAGAGAATGTACCGCCTGAAGTATTTGGGTGTGCGGTAGAGCACAAAGCTACACCATCACCACCTAAATACGTGCTGTTAAAAGCACGGTTGTACACGTTAGCAGCAATGTTTTCTTTCGTTTGACGGAAAGACAAGGCCAATGCAGCAGCACGTTTCTTGGATACTTGCTCATACAAGTTGTCATCCATTTCTTCCTTAGTCACGATATAACCCATTGCGTATGCAACGTGTGTATAGCGAGTTGTGAAGCCTTGGATCTCAGAGTCATAGGCAGTGCCTTGACCTTCAGACTTAACTGGCACCAGACCGAAGCCAGACAATTGAACGTCTTCTTCGTAGTTCATAGTAGAAGTGTCTTTGTCAAACAAATCTACGTACTCTTCTGGGTGCTCGTTATAAGTTTGTCCCCACCAAGCCTTAATACCAGGCCATAGTGCTTTGGGATGCGATGCGGTTGTAATTACTCCAGCCATGATTTATCTCCTTAATTAGACTGCAAGGTAGTTAACGACAGAGCCAGAAGCTGAGCCGATAGTACCGTATTCGTGGTAGTTAAATTTGCACAACACGCGGACATAAGGACTAGCTGCGCTAGTTACTTCATTGTCACCACGTTGTACAGCACCTAACATGCGGATTGGCAGAGTAGCCGTAACTGCTGGTCCAGTAAGAACCATATCAGAGAAAGGCGAACCGTTACCCAAAGATGTTTGATTAGCAGCAGAGATAGTCACAGCTGCGTTCATAGAAAGCTGAGCTTGAGTAGCACCAGTGCTATCAAATTGAGCTTCAAACAAGACAAAAGGATCATCCACAACATAGACATAACGCACACTAGTACGAGTACCAGCAGCAATAAATGTCTTCTCTAGAGACAAAGAGTTACCAACCAAGCTTACACCTGGATCAGCAACACGAATGCCCACAATAATACCCAGAGGTAAAGCAGAAGTAGTAGTTGCACCACCCCACTTTTGAATGTTACGAACACCATTGGTATCCGAACCAGACCTGGACATTACGCAATCACCGATTGCATAGCTATTGGTAGTGTCAGCAGTAGGGATAGCGTATAAACGACCCTGCTCATTCCACTTGCCACCTAGCAAGTTACCAACAGGACTAAACCCGTTGGCTTTATTTACGTTAGCCATTTAAGACTCCTTTAAAACGTTAGTTAAGTTTGATGCCATCTCTAGGGGTATAGAACGATGGATTATCTCCAGTGATCTTACCCTTACGAATAGCAGCGTCAATAAGATTGTTTTTAGCCTGAAGCTCAGCTTGATCTTCCTCGTGCCATTCTTGCCGAATCTTCATTAGATAACCGTATTGCTCCGTACCTTCAGCACGGGGATTTACAAGATACCTAATTCTTTCTCCGAGGTCACCATTACGGCTAACCACATTCTCACTCACGCCTCCAACTTCATCTGGTCTTACAAACTCATAGCCATTATCCATAGCTGCTTGTATGCGTCCACCTTTGTCTGTAAAGACATGTAGGTGGTAACCATCTATCTGTTGTTGGACACTTATCTTAGCTTCCGTGCCGTTAAACACGTTACGTTTTTTACGAGTTGTACCGTTTAGTGCTGGCGTAGGAGCAGACTCTTCTGCTTTACGTTGTTCCATTTTAGCTACTACACGATCACGTTTTTCAAACTCATTTAGTGCGCGGGGCATATCAATTTCCTTTCAAGTTATTAAATTAATTCCAGTCGAAATCAGCTACATACTGTTCACGAGTCATAAGCTTTTGCTTAACAAATCGATCACATGCGGCTTTGGCTTCTGGGGGGAGGTTGTCATAGGAGGGAGCATTGCTGCTATTACCACGACCTGCTCTTCCTGAACCAGATTCCACTCGACTAGATGGGCTTTTCTTTTCCCCAAACTTATTTGGAAACTCTTCTGCTAACACTTCGTCAAGCTTGTTTAAAAATGCCTGTCCTTTAAGCAAAGGGAACTCTAATCGGAGGCTTTCACCAATACCGTTAACCATGCCAGTCATCCGTTTATCCTGACCAAACCAAGAGTTTTTATCCAACCACTGTTGTAGTCCTGGATCAATCTCTTCATTTACTGGTGCAGCACTAATCGGTGTCTTGTCAGCATCCTTAACTGCTTGCTTAGCATCCTTGAGTTCATCTTTAGCTTGATCTAAAGCATCATCTAAAGCATTGACTTTCTGTCCGTCCCCATCGCTAATAGCTTGAGCACGGCTTTCTTTTATTGCTTGGATACGTAACTCATAGTCTTGAGCTTTACGTTCATAAGCATCTTTCTGGAATTTCTTAAACTCTTCTGCTGCTTCACGAAACTCTTTAAGTTGCTCTTTGGTTGACTGTAAGTCTTTAATGAGGTTCTCATTATTCTTACGCAGAATAGGAAGGATCTCTCGACCACGCTTCACAAATACATCAGCATCAACCCAATCAGTTTCGTTTCCACGAAACCTTTCTTTTGGAACCCACCCTTGAGATTCAGCCTCTTGGCGTACTTCTTGGGCTATTTCGTTACTAGTAACATTTTCTTCACTCATATCTTACTCCTTTATTTTAAAGAATGTCAACTTATGTTTTAGCTAGGTAGGGATCAACCAGACTTACGTCAGCATCTAACGTACCTGTGATGTCCTTATCGTTAACCATTCGATATGCTTCTCCGTCTTTACCCAAGTACAACAAACCTGCGTACTTAGCAAAGATTACTTTATCCCCAACCCCACACCAAGGTGCAGGTTCATCGGCATAACATTGATCGCCCATTGCAATAACAATCCCAGTGGTGTTACCCATCTGCTCTCGTTCTTTGGACTTCTCTGTTGTTAGGATAATCCCTCCTTTGGAGACTTCCTTTACTTCTTGGGGCTTAATAAGCACCCGCCAACCTACAGGATTAATACCACTCTGATTACTCATTTGTTTCTCTCTTTACTTCAAATAGATCTTCATACTCTAAGTTAAGGATGATTGCGATTGCTCGACATCTACCTTTAACCTCTTGTTCATCATCAAATGAACCGTTAACTAAACCCTCTTTCATGGTTTCACGGTCAGTAGCAAGCATTTTCATCAAACGTTTGGTTACTGGATGGTGTTTCCACTCTTCAAAATTATCTATACTTACTATTTCCACTAGCTTTCTCCTTTAAAAACCTTTACATCTGTGGCATCTCTACATTAAATTGACCTAAATCTTCTTGACTACCTGCCACCATTTTGTCAAAGGCAACATTCATAGTCTTGATAGCATTCATAACACCTTCTCTACGTTCTCTCTGTAAGCCGATCTGCATATTGATCTCTTGAATACGCATTCTCTCGCCTTCGGTAACGATACCGATCTTGATTTCTTCTACTTCTGCTTCTAGCTTTTGTATCTGTGCTTGATTTAGTTCTGCTTCGCCCATTAGTTTGAGCAAAGCAACCTTCATAGTTAACTGATCAGAAGCTTGTTTAGCCTGTAGCTTCATCTGTTCTATCTGAACTTTTGGATTAGGTGGTGCCTGTATAGCGTTAGGACCACTTGGATCAGGTAGCAACTTATCAATGTTAGTGACTCTCATTGCTTTGAGGAATGTGTATTCAGCTTCGTATCTGTTGTACAAACCTGGGGTAGCAGCAACACGAGCAGCAATAGCAGATGCTTGGTTTATACGTTGTGCGTCAGATGTAATACTAGGATCAGAAGTAGGCATAACATCAGTTACTGGACCTTCGTAATCAGAAGCCAAGACCATACCAGAGCCATTTGCACTAGATACGTATGGTGTATTTTCATCAACAAATATCTGGTTTAGACGATACAGTTTGCGGAACTCTTGTTTTAAACTGCGGTGAGTACGTTTAAAGATACCGTTAAATACTTTCATCCCTTGCTCAGCCATAGTACGAGTAGTTTCAGCAGGAGTATTCTGACCAGGATTCTGACCAGAAAGAATGTCTACAGAACCACCAATACGTTCACCATAGTTAATGAGTAAGTTGAGTAACGTAAACATTACTTGAGAAGGCTCACGTACTGGCAATGGAACAATGCCTTTACGCAGATCGTCTCCAGTTGTATCTACATGTTTCCACTCCATCGGATTGAAGGTGTAGTTACCACCACGTAGCTTAATGCCACGACTAAGGAAACCACCAGCAGTGTTCGCCATCGTCCCAGCATCAACAAGCTGATTGATAATTGTATTGATAGACTCATTGAGAGGCCCAAGCAAAACTCCAAAGCCAAGGTCATAGAAACCTCCATCTGGTGAAGGAATGAATGGATACTTAGTAAAGTATTGTTCTGCTTTGATACTGAGAATGACTCCACTCTCATTAACTTCTATATCTTTTTGTGTGTATCTAGCAACGATACGAGCAACCTTCTTGTTGTCTCTACGTACATACACGATGTAGGGTTCAGCGTATCCATCACCATCAAAGTCAATATGGCAATGTTGTTCTAGCATTTCAATGGGAGTACTAGAGTCGTTTGGCTCAGGTGGTTGTAAACCTTGAGCTTTATCTTGTAGTGTTTGTAGTCCGTTGCCCATAGCAACAGATGAGTACTGTTGGTTACGACCTTCACTCACACCTTCTAACCACAATCCACGAGCAGTACGCTCATAGATTTCATTTTTACTCATTTGTAAAACATGAGTAATACGACTAGCTGTCTCTAAGCTTTTAGTCCAGTAGTTAACTACCAAGTCCTTAGCTAATACGTTCTCAGAAATATTGTGTTTGCGTATTGGATCAAAGTAGGTTTTCTTAAAAGCACAACCAATGATAGGTTGTGTAATAAGAACCTTGTCCATCTCTGATTCCCAATCTTCATCTTCTTCAAGAAGTTGGTAAGACATGTGTTGCTCTACACGAGTAGCACGGAGAGCACGTAATCCGTCTTTGTCTTCTCCCACTACTCTGCACTTAACAGGTAAGTCGTTGTCTATGAGTACTGGGTAACTACGAGCGTGGTACTGTAGAGCAGCAATAGTAATAAGGGGAAACTTAACGTTACTAGCGTTAGCCCAAGGAAAGTTTTTGTTTTCAGTTACTTGTAGTGCAAGCTTTAAAGAAGCTTCAGTTCGTTTTTCCCAAGAACTTCTAGACATCAAGTCATTATCAAAATCTCTAACAACTTGTACCCCGATTGTTTCAAGATCATCTTTGGATAAAAGATTAGCTATATTTGGCTCGTATACAAGCTCATTAATATCAAACGTATTTTTTAAATTCATTTCAGTACCCACAGACTGTAGAACGCCCAGAGTCTACTACATTACTATCACGAACAAAAGCCTCGTACTCTTCTTCCTCAAGCTCTTTCTCAGTTGGAGCTTCCCACATCTTATCGAGCATTAACCCCAGGTATGCCCAAGCGTCAACCTGATCGTCATGCTTATCTCTAGGAAATCTAAGAAGCTGATCTTCAAAAGACTGGTACCACTCAGCATCCTTATCGAATCTGCAAGCACCACTTCTCATACGAGCTTGGATACTTCTAGCACGGGTAAGTTTGTCTCCACTAGGCTTGAGTAGAACAGTGTTGATGAACTCGCCCCGCTTAAGCATCTCTTCATTAAAGAAGGGTCCTAGCGCTTTCTGAATGACACCCTGCTCAAATCCAAAGAGTACGGGCTTATATATTTTCTGAATCATAAAGATTGTATCTATGATCTCAAGACCATCCATACGTCCTTCTATGACATGTTTACAGTAGAGTTTACCCTCATCATCCATACCGCCTACTACAAAGGCTGAGTAGTCAGCTCTTTGGGACTGAGACACAGCTAAGTCGCAGGTAGCATAGAACACCAACTTTTTCTTTTGATCTTCTGGCCTCATGGGTACAAAGTCAGTCTTCTTAAAGAAGGTATCGCCTACATCTATGGGGACATTAAGCATCTCTTGAGAGTAGACATCAGCTAAACCTTGCCTTACATAGTCTTCTTTTTGCAGTCTAAACTCGGCAGCAGTCTTCATTTCAGGCCAAAGTAGAACCTTAAAGTCATCCGTGTGAGCACGGTATTTGACAGACTTCCAAGGTAAAACATTGAGAGAATACTCTTTTAGATCTTCTCTAATAAGGCTTTTAACTCCTCTGTGGGAGTTGACCAGACTAGCTGGCATTAGGTTTTCTAGGAGACTGTCTAGGTGAAGGATAGTTCCAACAACCCTGATCTTGCCAGAGGAAGAGACACATGGAATAAGAGCACCGTAGAACCACCTCTTAAACTTCTGTCTCCTATCCTTGTTCATAACAATCTCATCATTCTCCATGTCATCGCCAATGATCAGATCTGGTCTAAGGTTTGCCCACTTAAGTCCA